ATTTCGAGGAGGTCCCCGACATGCCTGTGAAGGTAGTCTGTGGGAACAGCGTCATAGCCGTTCCAAAGAATTTTAAGACAGACCGAACCATTGCTAAAGAACCCTGTATGAATATATATATTCAGAAAGGTATCGGGCGATGTATTAGGGAGCGTCTTAAGCGCGTAGGAGTCGATCTAGATGATCAAAGCCGTAATCAAGAAGCTGCCCGCGAGGGCAGTGTTCTTGGAACGTTAGCAACCATCGATTTATCGATGGCTAGCGACACGTTAAGCTTTGAATTAGTCTCGTTCCTTTTACCTAACGACTGGTGGTACGCTCTTGAGCAGAGCAGATCGCCGGTTGGCGTTCTTCCTTCTGGTGACGTTCTTCGTTATCAGAAGTTCTCGTCGATGGGAAATGGGTACACTTTTGAGCTTGAATCGCTCATTTTTTGGTGTATCTGTCAGCAAGTTTGCTGCCCAAACATCAACGAGATGGACAATCGTGTCCGTGTTTATGGGGATGATATTGTAGTCCCTACGAACAAAGCAGATCTAGTCCTATACCGGTTGTTCCAGTCGGGCTTTAAGCCTAACCCGGACAAAACGTTCGTGACAGGTCCGTATAGAGAGAGTTGTGGTAAACACTACTATCTCGGATGCGATATTACTCCGTTCTACGTCCGTAAACCTGTTATTTATCTACACAGGTTATTTCTCGTCCATAATAATCTCTTTAGATTTGGCGAGAGGACGGGTGTTGAAGTCGTTAGTCAGTTGAAAAGACTGCGGACCTTGGCACCTGCATCGTGGCGTGAACCCCGTCTCCCCGATCGTTTCGGAGATGGTGCCTTCATCGGCGCCGTTGACGAATTGCGATTGGACCCTCATCCTTACGGATGGGAGTGTTGGATAGTGAATTGTCTTGCTGTTTCTCAAACTCAGCAAGGTGAGGACCTACCCGAGGGACAGTTAATTGCGAGTATTCTCGCACTTAACTCCAACATAGTCTCTAATTTCGAACGTGAGTTCGGAATAGAAGAGCATGTTTCTGGGCTTCCTGTGAAGGAAGGGAGGTACAACGAGATGAATATCGTTGTGCCGCGGCTTACCCAGGTCGTCTAAGACCTGTTTTCCTGGGTTTCCAGGTGGGTGATTGATCTATCAATCTTTGAAG